CTATAAATTATATTCAAAATAATATTAATATAGATAATAATTTAATAGAAGTATTATCCAATCTAAAAAAAGAAAATTATAAAATAATCGTTGCATCAAACTCAATAAAAAATACAATATACACATTTTTAGTTAAAGCTGATATTATACATTATATTGATGTGGTTTATTCAAATCAAGATGTAATATATTCAAAACCAAATTCAGAAATATATTTAAAAGCTATACAAAAATTTGGAAATACACCCCAAGAATGTTTAATTATTGAAGATTCACCACATGGTATAACTGCTGCATTGAATAGTGGTGCAAATGTTTTAAGAGTATCAAATCCAAATGGGTTAACATTAACTAAAATAATCAGTAAAATAGATGAAATTAATAATAATAAATTAAAAAATATGTGGGATGGTAGTGAATATAATATATTAATCCCAATGGCTGGTGCTGGAAGTAGATTTCAAAGGGCTGGATTTGATTTACCAAAACCATTAATAAATGTTAATGGTAAACCAATGATTCAATTGGTTGTTGAAAATTTAAATATAAAAGCTAATTTTATTTATGTTGTACAAAAAGAACATTATAAAAAATATAATTTAGAGTATATTTTAAATTTATTAACACCAAACTGTAAAATTATACAGGTGGATAGTTTAACAGAGGGTGCTGCATGTACAACATTACTAGCAAAGGATTATATAAATAATGATAAACATTTAATAATTGCAAATTTGGATCAATTTATTGAATGGGATTCTAATTGGTTTTATTACAATTGTGAAAATAATAATATTGATGGTTCAATAGTAACGTTTCATGATAATAATCCTAAATGGAGTTATGCAAAGGTAGATGATCATACAAATAATGTTATAGAAGTTGCTGAAAAAAACCCAATAAGTAATAACGCCACAGTTGGTATTTACTACTATAAACATGGTTATGATTATGTAAAATATGCTGAACAAATGATAAATAAAAACATTAGAGTTAATAATGAATTTTATGTGTGTCCAATATATAATGAATTTATATTGGATAATAAAATAATAAAAACTTATAACATAAAAAAAATGTGGGGAATTGGTATACCCGAAGATTTAAAATATTATTTAGAAAATTATAAAAATTAAAAAAATGGTTGAAATAGAAACAAATAGTTACAATACAAATTGGCAAATATGTAGAATAAAATTTATTCTGAATAAATATCCAGAGGAATTTTGGTCTGGAAAGACAGTTTTAGAATTAGGTTCATATAATGGTGTTATTGGCAATCATTTTAGAAAGTTAGGTGCAAATGTTACATCTGTTGAGGGTAGAATTGAAAATGTGAATAATATAAAACAACAGTTTAATCAATTAAATGTATTACAATCTAATTTAGATACAAATAAATGGGAATTTGGTAAATTTGATATAATAATTAATTTCGGATTAATATATCATTTAGAATATTATCATAAAGAACACATTATTAACTGTATAAATAATGCTAATCTAATATTTATGGAAACTGTTGTATATGATTCAAACGATGATTTTTATTTTCGAAATGAAGATGGATTAGATCAATCATTATCTGGACGTGGTGGAATACCAAGTAGAAAATATATTGAAAATATATTTAAAGAATATAATATAAATTATGAACTACACAACAATATCGAATTAAATGCAGATGGACACGTATATGATTGGGTTGATGAAAATAATAATACCACAACTGGTGGTAATAGAAGATTTTGGATTTTAAATAAATGATATTTATTTCGCATAGGGGTAATATAAATGGAATAAATAATATTGATGAAAATAAACCAGAATATATATTAAATACAATAAATAGTGGATATGATGTTGAGTTTGATTTATGGGTTATAAATAATAAATTAATGCTTGGTCATGATTTTGGTCAATATGAAATTAGTTTGGATTGGTTAAAAAGTATTAATACATATTCTTGGATACATTGTAAAAATTTGGATGCACTTTCATTATTATCTGAATATAATATGTTTAATTATTTTTTTCATAATACTGATGATTATATACTAACATCAAAGGGTTATATATGGGCATATCCAAATAAATTAACGAATAATAAATGTATATCAGTAATGCCTGAAATAAATAATACAAACACTAATAATGTATTTGGTATTTGTAGTGATAATATATATTTTTACAAAAAAAAATATGAAAATAGCAATACTACTATCGGGATCAATTAGATGTTTAGAATATACATTTAATTATTTTCAAAATAATTTAATAAATAAATTAAAACAAGATGGGCATGAGCCACATATATTCATTAATACATATAATGATAAATATATGTTTAAAATAAGAAAATACATAGAAGATTTTTCAAATGATATAAAAAATATAAAAATATTTGAAAATATAAATTATGATGATGAATTTATGAATATGATATCATCAAAAAGAATTGGTGGACATTATAATAATTATAAACATTTTCTAGGACAGTTTAAAGGTATTGAAGATACAATTAAATTAATGATTGAATATGAAAAAAATAATTCATTTGAGTATGATTTAGTAATTAAAATGAGACATGATATAATAAATTTAGTGCCAATTCAATTGCCTGATATAATAAAATTAAATACAATATATGTTTTACCATATGATAGACAGAATGGATATAGTGATAAATTTTATTTCGGAGATAGAAGTTCAATGTGTAAATTATGTTTTTTTATAGAAAACTTAAAACAAAATATGTCTGATCATGATTTTCTATCTGGTGAATATTTTTTAAAAAAAAGTATTGAATTAAATAATTTATCTGTGGAAGAGTTTTATAATCTAGTTTGTTTAGTTAGAGATTATGGTGACGAATTTCCACCATCAGAACGTGGTTGGTATAGTAATCAAATAATTGGTGGTATAACAATTGATAATTTAATTAAAACAGAGATTTAAATGGACGAAAATATATTTTTTGATAGATCAAAACTAAAATACTGTGGTGAGAATGTTATAATTGGTAAGACAGTTAGAATAAGAAAGCCCGAAGAATGTAGTATTGGTGATAATACAATTATTGATGATTTTACATATATATCATGTCCAATCCAAATAGGCAAGAATTGTCATATATCATCAAATATAAATATATCAGGTGGTGCTGGTTATTTTGAAATGGATGATTATTCAACATTATCATCACATGTATCAATACATACATGTTCATCTGATTACATAAATTTATCATTGGATTTACCATCAGTACCAGAAGAAATGAGAACTGGTGGAGAGATTGGATTGGTTAAGATTGGTAAATTTGTAACTGTTGGTTCACATTCTGTTATACTACCAAATGCAATATTGCAACATGGAACATCATTTGGTGCATTTTCATTAATTAAAGATATAGATTATAAACAATTTACATTATATATTGGAAATCCTGTTAGAATATATGCGACAAGAAATTATGATGATTTATTAAAAAATAATTTATTTTCGGAAGAATTTTTTGAAAATCTAAAAAATAATATTATATTGCGTTGAGATGAAAATACTTTATAATTTTGCACATAACAGATTTATAAATGCACAAGAAAAATGTGCAGTAACTGCTGTTAGTGTCGGTGGTTTTGATAAAACATATAAATATAGAATGTCTGATATTGATGCAACATTTTATAATAAAAATAGACATATCTTAGATCAACCTAGAGGTGGTGGATATTGGCTTTGGAAATATTATTTTGCAGTTAAATTATTAAATGATATTAATATTCCAGAAGATAGTTATATTTTTTATTGTGATAGTGGTGCTCATTTTGTTGAAAACATTGATAAAATGATTGAGGTTATGGAAAAGCATAATGAAAGTATTATGACATTCAGACAAACCCATTCAGCATATGTTTGGACAAAAAGAGATACATTTATATTAATGAATGCTGATGAACCTAAATATACACAAACTGGACAAAGAGTTGGTGGATTTTTCTTATTTAAGAAAAATAATTTATCAAGAAAATTCTTTAAAGAATGTTTGGAATATGGTGAAGATTATAGAATTATAACTGATGCACCAAACCAATTAGGTGTTCCAAATTATGCTGGATTTAGAGATCATAGGCATGATGAATCATTAATATCCATTATGGCAAAGAAATATGATTTATTTCCATATAGAAACCCATGTCAGTTTGGATTTGAAAACGATGTAAATTATACAAATAATAGATACGATCAAGAGGGATATAATTTAATGATTGAGAAATTTGGGCCAATGAGTGATTGGATAAATAAATATGGATGTTATTTTCATGGTGAATCAATTAAACAATATCCAGAAATTAACGTGGATGATAGGTCAACCTATCCCACTATTATAGATTTAACTAGGGATGGAAGATAAAAAGAAAATATTAGTATTAGGTGGTAATGGATTTATGGGCATGAATATCCAATCCTATACAAAAAGAGATGATTCAATATTTTATTTTAAGAGTAGAAGAAATGGTATTGACTTACTGTTTCAGGATGGATTATTTAATTTTATTCAAGCGAATAATATTGATATTATAATCAATTGTGCAGCAGTAGTTGGAAGTGTACATTTTGTTTCTTCAAATAAAGAAAAAATTATTCACGACAATACTCAAATATATTTGAATCTATATGATGTAGTAAAAAAATATACTGACGTATATAAAAGAAAGATTAAGATTATAAATCCAATATCTAACTGTTCATATCCTGGGGATACGAAGACACAAATTGAAAGTGAATGGTGGAACGGTAAACCACATGATTCAGTATTTTCATATGCTATGTCAAAAAAGACATTGATTGGACTTGCAGAAACTTATGAGGGTGAATATATAACATCACATAATTTTATTATGCCGAATGCTTTTGGTGTGTTTGATTATACCGATCCAAATAGAGTACATGCATTAAATGGCCTGATTATACGCATGATACAAGCACAAAAAGCTGGTGATAAGCAGTTCACCATCTGGGGTAGTGGAGAGCCTATTAGAGAGTGGATTTTCATGGAAGATGTGGCTAAGTTCATCAATATATTAATTGATGAAGATAAAAAACATCAGATGTTTAATTTGGGTCAAAATAAAGGATATTCAATACTTGAATCAGCCGAACTAATAAAAAAACATCTTGACTATGATGTTGAATTTGTTTTTGATAGAACCAAAATAGATGGTGATAAAATAAAAATAATGAATAATGATAAGACCAAAGAATTATATCCAGATTTGGTATTTACTAAATATGATGATGGAATAAAAAAAACAATTGACTATTATCTAAGAATTTTATAATATGGATTTAACTTTAATACTCTGCATTCACAGCAAAACAAAACTACATGATGATTTATTCATCAGATGTTTAACTGCATTAAGTAATCAAACAAAAAAAGATTTTATATTATTGATTAATTTCGATGATTGTCATCCATCAACATTCGAATTGTTTAAAGACAAGATTCAAAACAATGAATTACAGTTCACCAATTATCAAGTTGTAATTTCAAATGAAAAGGCAATTGGACATGCAAATGCAAAAAATAAACTTATACCACATATAACAACAAAATATACTGCGTTTCAAGATGCTGATGATTTTTCAGACGTTTTTAGATTGGAGAAACAATATAATTTTATGTTGGAAAATCAAGATGTTGATTTATTGGGTTGTTTAGGATATAATTTTGTTGATAATAATCTTGATGTATTAAATGAGGTATATCCAACAAATAAATATACAACCGATAGCGACATTAAAAATATTATCCATAGAGAAAATTGTATAATTAATGGATCTGTTATGTTAAAAACAGATGTATTACATAAATTAAATGGTTATAATATTAATCTAAAATATGGTGAAGATTGGGATTTTTGGCGCAGAGGGGCATATTTGGGACTTAAATTTCATATTTTGCAAGAAAGATTATATTATTATAGTATTGGCACAACAACAAGTTTTTAAATATTAATAAATTGAAAGAGAAAATAGTAGTAACAGGTGGTAGTGGTTTGATTGGTAAAGAATTACAAAAAATTGTAGGTAATAAAGATATTTTTTATTTTTTGTCTTCAAAGGATTATAATTTAACCAAAGAATTGGATGTTATTAAATTATATTATGAATTAAAACCAACAAAGGTTATTCATTTGGCAGCCAGAGTTGGTGGTATATTGGATAATATGAATAATCAAACATTATATTTTAATGATAATATTTTGATGAATACATTGCTTGTTAAATATGCACATTTACATAATGTTAAATATTTCTTGGGCATAGCATCAACATGTGCATATCCAGATAAGGTAGAATCATATCCAATGGTTGAATCTGATTTCTTCAATGGAACACCAACCCAAACCAATTTCGCTTATGCATATGCTAAGAGATGTCAAGCTATTCAGATTGAAGCGTATAGAGAGCAATTTGGTGTAAACTATGGATACATCATTCCAACAAATCTATATGGTATTGGTGATAAAAATGATGTAAATAAAAGTCATTTTGTAACAGCATTAGTAAAGAAAATAATTGATGCCAAAAGAAATAATCAAGATGAAATAACATTGTTTGGTGATGGAACACCAATTAGACAATTTCTATTTGCTGAAGATTTGGCAAAAATTATATTGCATTATGTAAATAACGATATAACCGAAAGTGTAAATATTTGTAATGATGAAACATATACAATAGATCAAATAGCGAGAATAGCATTGTTGGCAACTGATAGCTCCAACATAAAAATAAAATACGACAATACCAAACCAAACGGACAGTATAGAAAAGATGTAAGTAATCAAAAATTTAAAAATCTATATCCAGATTTTAAATTTACATCACTATATGATGGTATTGAAAAAACATTTACTGAAGAATGCAAAAACCTATAAAACTAGTATCCGATACAATTAATAGAGATGATATAAACAAATTAATAGATTGGTTAAGTCAAGATCCTATACCAAAACTAAGTAAGGGTATTATAACAATTGAATTTGAAAAAAAGTTTTCAGATTATATTGGAACAAAATATTCTGTATTTGTAAATTCTGGTTCATCTGCTATATTAATGATGCTTTACGCATTATTAACAAAAAATAGACTAAAAAATAAAAAGGTAGTAGTTCCAAATATATCTTGGGTAACCGATGTAACTCATCCAATCCATATAGGATTAACACCACTATTATGTGATTGTAATTTAACTGATTTATCTGTTGATTTAAATCACTTGGAAGAGTTATTTAAAACTGAACAACCATCAGCATTATTATTGGTATCAGTGTTGGGATTAACACCTGATATGGATAAAATTGTTGAATTGTGTAATAAATATGGTGTTATATTATTGGAAGATTTTTGTGAAAGTTTAGGTAGTGAATACAACAATAAAAAAATAGGTACATTTGGATTGATGTCTTGCACCTCTACATATTATGGTCATACAATGGCCACAATTGAGGGTGGAATAATATTTACAGATGATTATGAACTGTATAACCAACTTAAAATGATTAGGTCACATGGTTGGGATAGAGACTTGGATAAACAAGCCCAAGATGATTTAAGATCGGAATGGAATGTTGATGATTTTAAATCATTATACACCTTCTATACCACTGGATTTAACCTTAGATCAACTGATTTACAAGCATTTATAGGTATATCACAACTGGATAAATTGGATTCTTTCATTAAAAAAAGAAACAAAAACTTTCTATTGTATAATAATTTAATTAAAAATAATGAGATTAAAATTGACATCAGCCAATATATCTCTAATTTTGCATATCCAATAATCAATCCAAACAGAAAAGCAATTGTTAAAGATTTAATGGATAATAATATTGAAGTTAGGCCATTAATATCTGGCTCTATGGGCAAGCAACCTTTTTGGATTGAATTATATGGTGAAGAAAGATTTTTTAATTCAGATAAAGTGGATGAATTTGGTTTTTATGTACCAAATCATCAGGATTTAAATGAAGAAGACATTATTAGGATTTGTGAAATAATTAATAAAAATATTTAACATTTATTTTGTTTTTTTTTTTTGACTTTTCGATAATCTTTACATATTTATGTTAAAAGATTATGAAATTTAACGGAGTAGTTAGGAGTGCTGTTCAGCAAAAAAGCAGCGAATTTATATGTGTTGGTGATTTCACCACATATAGTTCAGATGCATCTAGCGGTGAAACCAAAAATAGAATTGTTAGATTATATAGTGGTGGCACTATTGATTCAACTTTTAAGACTGGCACTGGATTTAATGTCGCAGTACATACAGTATTGTTGCAACCAAATAATAAAATAATTGTTTCTGGTAATTTTACACAATATAGTGGACTTACCAAAAATAGAATTGTTAGATTGGAAGCAAATGGAACTGTTGATGAAACATTAAATATTGGTACTGGTTTTAATAATTTAGTTAATAGTACGGCATTACAATCTGATGGTAAATTAGTGTGTGGTGGTGCTTTCACAACATATGATGTTTTTTCTAGAAATAGAATTATTAGATTATCATCTGGTGGTACTGTTGATAGTACATTCCAAATAGGGAGTGGATTTAATAGTACTGTACGAGGGATTACTATTCAAAAAAATGGTAAAATACTTGTTGGTGGTGATTTTACATCATACAGTGGTGTAACTAGAAATAAGATGGTTAGATTAAATTCAGATGGTTCAATAGATGGAAATTTTCTAATGGGTACTGGAATATCTGGTGGATTAAATTATGTTTATAATTTCTATGAACAAACAGATGGAAAAATATTGGTTGCTGGTAGTTTTACATCATATAATGGAGTTTCTAGAAATAAACTTGTTAGATTAACATCTGGTGGTACTGTTGATAATACATTCCAAATAGGAACTGGATTTAACACTGGTGCAACACATATTAATTGTGTACAATCAAATGGAAAGATATTAATTGGTGGTAGCTTCACATCATACAGTGGCGTAACCAAAAATAGAATTGTTAGATTAGACTTTACTGGTGCAACTGATAATTCATTTGGCGTAACAAGTGGAACAACTGGATTTAACACTGGAGCACCATTTGCTGGATTAATAACGTTAAATAATAAAATTTTAATTGCTGGTAATTTTACAACATATAATGGTGTACCAGCAGGTGGTTTAATTATATTAAACGATGATGGTTCGATTTATTTAAGTTAAATATTTAATTATTTTAATGAAAAGCCCCATATAAAATTTGTTATATGGGGTTTTTTATTTTAATTTGTATTTCTAATAATAGAACACATACAATGAAAAACAATATAATAAATTTCTTTAAAAGAATTTGGAACTTCATATTAATAACAATTGATCCAGATGATGTAAAACCTAGATCAAAAAAGAGAATAAAATCCAATCCAAAAAAATCAACCAATAAAGTTGTTAAATCTAAAAAGCCAAAGGTTAATTCAGCATCACAAAAATCTAAAAGAAAGAATCAAAACCTGTAATATTTTAAATGATAAAACTAATTACAAAAACGGATATTATAAAAAATGTTCCAGTAAAATATAGGAAAGCATATCCAACAAATTATGAATTTTTTGATGGTACATTCAGTGATGATGTTTATAATCAATTAATTAATAATATGGTGTCAACAGAAGATGAAATTACTAAAATAATTGGTAATGATAGTTGGACAAGAAATGCTTGTGACGAATGCAATCAAGATGTGTTTACAGCAATTCAATTAGGCGAAGAAACTGATTGGGAATCGAACACATTTAAGATTTGTCCAGATTGCTTAAATAAAACTAAAACGTTATTTGATAATAATATATGAATATAAACGAACAATTTAAAAACAAAATATGTATCAATCTTGATAGAAGATTGGATAGGTGGGAGACTGTACAAGCAGAATTTCAAAAACATGATATACAAGATGTTGAACGTTTTTCAGCAACAGATGGATCATTATTAACTGATATTCAACAATTCGGGAAATCATATCAAGCTGAATTTGGTGGAACATTAAGCCATTATAATGCAATTAAATATGCAAAACAAAATAAGTTTAAGAATATTGTTATATTTGAAGATGATGTTATTTTTATAGAAAATTTTAATAGTTTATTTGATTGGTTTATAGAAAACCCACCAGCAAAATGGGATGTTATATTTTTTGGTGGAAATCATACAGGTGGATTTACAAAATATAATGATTTCTATAATAAGATATTTAGAACATATGCAATACATGCTTATATAGTCAATTCAACTGCATATGATAAAATACTTGCACATTTGGAAAAATCTATTGAACTTGTGAAGAATTCAACAGAAAAATTAATGCCATCTGTAGCTGCTGATTATTTTCTAGCACAAATCCAACCAGATATGAATTTTTATTCATTTAGCAAACACTTGGCTTGGCAATCTGAATCATTTTCAGATATCCAACAAACAGTTGTTAATTATGATTTTTTGAAGAATTAAATATTATAATCATGGAAAAAGAAATAGTAAATGAAATTATTGATTTTTTAAATAATAGAAAAGGATTTGATGATTGGTGGGGTGATATTGATGATGATATTAAAAACGAAATTAAACAAGAATTAGAGAATATTGTCAAATCTAAACAAATTAAGGTATTAAATAATTTAGATGATAAAATTAAATCATGGGATGATGGTGGTTGTTCAACAGGTTTAAATGAAGATTAATATAATTATGGATAATAAACAAAAAGATAAAATATCTCTTGTTAGGGGAGAGTTGAAGTTAAAAGTATTATCAACAATTTTTACATTCGAATCTAAAGAAGTGTCTGAATATGGTAATATAACTGATGAGGATATTATAAATGTACTATCATCAATAATAGCTAAAAGAACTGAGAAATAATACTATGTTTAACATATTCAAATCCAAAGAAGATAAATTAAAATTGAAAATAAAACAAGAAAATCTTGATTTATTGGATATTGACGAAGTAAATGATAAATATTATTTACAAAAATTATTGGATTGGCAAGAAGAATATGATTATTTGGATTGGATAGAATTTAAAGATTATTGCAACAGTTATGATAATAATTTTTGTATTTGTTATGCTCGAAATTAAAATATAATATATATGGACGATAGAGATTATGAAGCGATGAACAAAAGAGCCAATTTTGATTGGGATAAATTTGCCATTGCATTAAGAGATAAATTTGGTAAATCTTTAATTAGTGAATCATTAATTAATGAAGATGGTGATGAAGATAACCCATATAATTGGTGGCTCGAAGATGTAAAAGTTTCCGATATTGTTGACTTTGTAATGAATCATCGACAAGATGGTAATTAATATGGAAGATAAAAACATAAAAATAAAATTAACAGAATATGGTCATCATTGTGGTGATGGCTGTTGTTACAATTATGGAACTATTACATCTGTTAATGGTGTAGAATTACCCTCCCATAATCAAGATGCTGAAACAATAGTTAAACAAATATTGGAACATTTAGGTTATAGTGTTGAGATTGAATACGATGAAGATATTGATTAAATGAAAACAAAACTAGAAATATTTATTAATAGGTTAGAAAAAATCAATATTAGATTGGATTTGTTCTCAAACTATCCTTGGATTTATATTAATAAAATAAATGATAAGGTAGTAAAAGAAAAATATCAATCCGAACATGGATTTACAATAGCATATTATCCAATCCAAAAAGATCAAGAATTTAAGTTTACTGACTTAAAACAAATATTTGAATTAATAAAAAAATATAAATAACATATGAAATTAGGTATATCCTACAATCTATTTGATTGTGAAGAATTATTAGAGCCATCGATATTGGCAATTAGAAATAATGTTGATTATATCTCTGTGGTATATCAAACAGTATCCAATTTTGGAAATCCAGCATCGGAAGATTTGGAAGAGATATTGGAATCATTAAAATATGATAAAATAATTGATGACTATATTAAATACACACCAAAGTCATATGGTGGACATTTTAATGAATTAACAAAAAGAAATCTAGGTCTTGAATTATCCAAGAAGAAAAAATGTACACATCATTTATCATTAGATTCTGATGAATTTTATTTATCAGAGCAATTTGATAATGCAAAGAAGTATATTGAGCAAAACAATATAGATACGTCATTCTTGCAGATGAGAACCTACTATAAAGACCAGATATATCAATTAGATCCACCAGAAGATTATTATGTATCGTTTATACATAAATTAGAAAAAGATACACAATATGTATTTAATGGTCAATCACCAGTATTGGTAGATCCAACCAGAAGACCAAGTGGTGTATTTAACTATAAAATATTTTCAAGAGAAGATATTGAAATGCACCATATGTCAGGCATAAGGGATGACTATAGAAAAAAATTGGAAAATTCATCAGCAAATGTTAACTTTATGCAACATATAGATTCACTTGTTGAATATTATGAAAAATGGCAATATCCAAATGCAGCCTTATGGCCAGGATTGCCACCAAAACTGCAAAATATTATTAAAGTGGATAAATTATTTGATTTTTAAATTATGGAAAAATTTATAATACCTATTGGAATATTTATAATATTATTAACAAATCTAATAAGTTTATATCTATGTATTGGATTGACTATTGGTAGTTTAGGACAAAAATTGGATTGGTGGAATAAATAACAAAACATACATACTTCTTTATAAACAGTTTATTTGATATGGAAATAAGAGAAATGATTAATAAGATGAAGAACTTTGGTACAACAAAAGTATACACATGTGTTGATGGTATTTACGATAAAAATAAAAAAACTTTTGATTATTTTGCTGTTAATTTAGAATATGCAAAACACTTTGGCGATAATTGTTATATGGTGACTTTAAATACATCAAAGTTTAAAGTATTAGAATTTGGGATGTGGAATATAATGTATACAGAAAAAACTGGTTTAAATGGTAATAAATATAATCGAAATCAAGGTATTTTTGTAGTTGGAGAACAAAATTTATTAACCAATTATGAAGAGCCTGTCACTAGATTCAAAGAAGCGTTAGGTGATGAAATTACTAATAAGTTTTTAGATGAACTAAATAATTGTGACGCTGTTTATGGTGAAGATGCTGGATATGTTGATGAATTTGTTTTTGCAGTAAAAAATAAAGATATGGTGATTAAAATCGAAGCACTATCGTAGTATTGTACGATGAACCAATCCAAAAGTTAGTAAAATTATAATTAAAAAAATTGAAATGTAGAAAATGGAAATATATTTAGGTGAAAAAGTAAGACACAAAGAAATTTACAATGGTAAAGAAATAGTTGAAGTTATTGGATTGAAAAGGGGTGAAGTGTTGCTTAAAGGTGATTTTTCTGGTGGAACTCACGCTGTTGAACAGGAAAGTTGGATGCCGATTAAGGGATTAATTAGATAAAATATGTGGGGAGCATGGATTGACCCTGATGATAATTTCTTTGAAAGGATTACTAAAAATGCTGGCCCACGTGATTAAATAAATTATATAAAATTTATACAATATGGAGAAAACAACAAAAGATGAACTTATTAAAAAGTGGGAGGATAGTGGAATATTAGATGGACTTACTAAAATGGATGAAAATAGTAAAATTGTTAAATTATTTGAACCTAATTTAACACAAAAGATTTTTGAGAAAACAATACCCAATGATGATAAAAAAATCGAATTAACAACTGATGAGTTACTTAATTTACTAAAGGAGGCATATAGAAACGGCTATTCAACATATGAAATGGTGGATGCTGGATTAGAGCATTACGATGCTGATGGTTATGCAAGGTGGGTGCTTTTTGGATTGAAACAGTAATTAAAATACAATGGCAGATCAGAAACTAATTGATAAATATCTTAAAGAATTTTATGAGGTACAAAGATTGAAAGTACCAATAGAATTAAATAGTTATCTTCATAGAATGATAGATGAAGCTTTACATATACATGGTGTTAACATTTTGATTTGTGAAAAGTGTAATAAAAATGAACAATACGTAGAAGAAAATCCACTATGTTTAACATGTTTATTAGAAATTTATGATAAACAAAATAATAGTTAATAGATATATAAAAATTAGTTTATACCTATGAAATACGAAGCACTTAGAAAAGAATATTATGCGGTTTATGAAAAAGAACCAGCACATCAAAACGAGAAAAATGGTGTGATATTAGCACCATATAATACAAAAGAAGAAGCTGAAAAAGCGAGAGTTAAATATGGATATGGTAATAATAACTATTATGTAGATAAACTCATAAATTAATTTTTATTTAAAACGAAAATATTATGAATAACGAAAAAGTTGAAAATTTAGATATTAGCAGTAATAAATTACTTTTATCTGGCGTTAGTAGTACACTTACATTAAGTGGTGTGTTAAATATTAATGCAACTTCAAATGTAACAACTAAAATAAGTGGATGGTTTAGTGATAATTACAAGACTTATTATGTTGATGAAAGTGGTAAAAAGCATTACAATTAATGTTTACAAATATATAAAACTTAATTATTATGGATGAATTAAAATTTGACAAAGAAACAGCAGTAGCACTTTATCGTATATTCTGTGGATTAAGTACAAGTTGTTATCAAAATGCAGAAGTATATGATAAAGCAAAACCTAATATGAAAACTGCATACGATAAAGTGATTGAATGGGGTAGGAAAAATTGTGATAATATTCATGGAAATTAAATTTATTGAAAGCCATAGCTTTGTGGGTGAATCTATGTATATGGTGGTAAACGAAAATTCACATAGTTTAGAAATGGATAAAAACCAAACATATGCACAACATGCGATAAAGCTGCTAAAAGATATTTATAATATTGATAAGAAAATAGAAGATATTGAATTTGTGTGGGATGGTACTCTTTAATGGAGCAAACTTTAAATAAATACAAAATGAACTGGACAACAATTTTTAAAAGGGAAAAACCAACTGCGATAATGCCTGAACCAAAATTTGAAGATAATTGGAGGCAAGAACGTTATGAACAAAATGTAAAAGATGGTGTTTTATCTTTACAGAAAGGTAAAAGTATAAAAATAATGGATGATGGTAGAGGATATGAATTAGCATTGGAAATAAAACACCGCTTTATGTTAGAATACCAAAAGCAATTGTCAGAAAAAATAAAAATTAATGGTAGAGATACAATTACAGTGTCGTTCCAAAATGGCATATAACGGCTGCGTGTATGAAACGTAATGGATTATAACCACGAAACTTAATACGAAGTAGAAACGTAGCATTTGATATAACGGTTGTGGATATGAGAAAAGAAAAAATACCAAATTCAAAAATAGAAAAAGATTTTTTACTTTCTTATATCCGTTGTTATCGGTCTGTAAAATTTCAATAATTATTTTTTTTGAGGGGAGGAATTAATCAATTTAATGTTTTAATAAAAACAACAAAATGGAAAATATATTTGTGAATTACGAAATAGCAAAACAACTAATGAAATACGGATTTGCTGAAAAATGTGTGGCTTTGCACATACTTTAAAATTATAGATAAATTTATTTAGCCACATTACTTATACACTTTGTTATAGGTATGTAAAATAAAACGGATTAATATGAACAATAAAATAAATAACAAAATGAATAAGGAAACAAGAAGTTTTATTTGGGGCTTAATTTTAGTCCTAATCTGTGGAAGCGGATTTGTTGTTCACATAATCGAAATTAAAATCGGGAAGCCAAGAGATTGGTATGATTGGACATTAATGGTATTAACTCTTTACGGATTAATCTCTGGTGGATGGCGTGTCTTTCGTGCTATCGATTAGGGTTGCCGATAACGTTTTGCGTATATACGAGGTACGCCTTAACGAAATTTTACATTATAAACAAATGCTTGTAGGCGTATCTTGTATATACGCTGTTATAAGCTGTAAAAATTACGATTATGGCAACAGTTTACAAAGTAGAAGTAGTATCTCATTGGATTAGCTACTCAAAGGAAGAACTCGAAAAGATACTGACAGAAGCAGTAAAGGAGATTGAACGTGAAAAAGGAAATGAGATACAGATTAGAGTGGAAGAACGTAAGTAATTTTTATTGCTTATAACGATTATATATAAGCAATAAAATATAAAGTATTGAAAATTAATATTTTACAACACGAAAACTACTGACTATTACGAAATTTGTAAACAAAAATTGAAATATTAACACATGTTATCAAACCTAGCAAATATCATCTCAGATGATTCATTATTTAATTATAGTAATATCCCCTATATAAACTATTATAGTTCAACAGACACAATAATAGATACTAAATTACCAACACTAATAATTGGTTATAAACTAGCAAAACAAATATACAATTCTGGGATTGATATATTAAATAAGGTTGTTGCACCAAACCAAAAATATTGGACTTTTACAGCTGAGGAAAGAAATTTAGATTATATAAAAGATACCAAGCATTTTGTTGATAATGTAATAGGATATTATCAATCCAATCAGAAATATATCAATTATGATCCATTATTTGCAAACAGTAAATCAATATATGATTTTATTGATTATATAAAAAATAAAGAGATAAAATCATATAAGAATAAATATTCATTATATATAAAAACTGAAGATACAATTTTTGGATTTGATATGAGAATAATAGATAAATACTATCCAAATAACAATTTAATAAATATTATATCAAACAAATCCAATTATTATCTTGATGATAATAATCTTATATTAAGCAGTTGTATAAAAAAATATGGAAATGAAATAAGTAATTGTAAAAAAATAATTGTTAATCTAATATCTGAATGAAACAACATATTATAAAAGACTATAAACTAAAAGTCCAACATGATTTTCTCGTACTAGAGGCGGTATTTATATCATCACAAATTCAAAATATTTGGATTCAATATTAAATGAAATTGTTTTTAATAATTTCACAAAAGAAGAATATATTGAGATGTTATCAAATATGCGTGAAAATCCAAATGAACAGACTTCAAGTTATAAAACGGCTATTAATGGTTTATTCGTTAACGTTTTAAAATTATAATATGGTACTTAGAATTATTAAATGTAATAATATATTGTTAAAATCAATATCTGGGATTATTCCTAGTGATATTTTAAGTCCAAATGGTAAATTTATTTATATTCAGTTATCAACTAATAGTTTATATTTAGATGAGATTTTACGGATGATTTTAAATAATTTAACCAACGAAGAAAATTCGGATTTGATGGGGTGTATAAAAACATATAAGTTTATTAGCGAAAATAATCATTATCAAAAGAGATTACTACATGGTTATTATTGTAAAATAATTGAATTGTAATATATTACCAGATGATAAAAATAGTTAATAATTGCTCAAGTTATTTAAATCCAATCCTAAATCAGATTCAAGATTCGTTATTACCAATTGAAATATTTGATTATATTGGTTATGAAATTTATATGAAAATTGGAAAACAGTTGTTAAATGTAAATGGTGGTAAAATATATTTAGAAACAGCTAGATATTATATAATAAATGATTTGATATATGTTAAATGCGTTTTAAATGAATAGTTTAAATGTTGATATTAAATTTAAGTGCTGTAAACATGTTCAAGATATTATTATATTGATAGATAAAAACCTTTTAATAGATGAAAGATCAGATTGGTTTGATGTTACCAGAATCTATTATCGTGAAAAATTAGAAAATAAATTCAATGTGATTGGAGATTTAATTTATTTGGAAATAACCGATTAAATAATATTTTCTAACTAATTACTATTTATATAAAATATATTAGTAATATGGAAAATATAAATGACAAACTAAGTGCATTTTTGGGAAAAAAAGATGTAAAGAAATCCAGAAAGAATATTAATAACGATAATGGTACAAAGATAATTCAAGAAAAGGATGGCTTGCTTGAGCGTATTGATGTAAAATTCATTACAGAAGATGGTAAACAATTACTTACCGAAGTTTATTAATATTTAACATAAATCCAAAAAACATTATGAAAAAAAGAAACGAATTATCGGATTTCAAAAAGAAATTTGGATATATATTAGAATATAAAATCAACAACGAATCCAATCTAATGAGAGAGGATTTCGATGATGATACTATTGCTGGCCAAATGAATAGTATTGAAGAAGCTGATGAAACACCAGCAGAACCAAAACCTGATGCGTCTGGTGGTGATGTTAAACCAGCACCAACCGTTCCAGCACCAGAAAAGCCAAAACAAGAGATTAAACCAGATCCAATGGCTGAACCACCAACATCTGTTGGAAATGAACCACCACAAGGGCCACAAGGCGAAGTTATGGGTAATGGTGAACCAGTTGAAAATCCACAAAATGATTTAATGAGAGATCAAGTATCATTTATGGAGAAGTTTGTAACAACATTGCAATCAATTGACAGTAACATGTCTCTAATGAATCAAAAAATGGATAAATATCAACAAGAACTCAATAAGATGAGATTGGATGTTGAAGAAGTTAGAGAACCATCTGATGAAGAGAAACTTGAGATGCAAAGCTTAAAAGCTTATCCATATAATCAAAAATTAAGTGATGTGTTTGGTGATAAATTTAGAAATGATGATCAAAGCGTAAAGAAAGAATTTTCAACGGAATTTATTCCAAATGTAAATATTCAAGATAAAACAGTTTCAGATAGTTTTAACGATTTTTAATATGTCTAAGAATAAACAAAAATTATTTGAAATGATGAGTAAGATTGATTCATCATTTAAAAGACCAATTAATGAAGCTGTTGATTTAAACGTTGTTAGAAAACAAATCGAACAATATTATTCCAAATTTAAAGAATTGGAGAATAAGTTAAATCAACATTCAACAGATGAATTAATAAATAATTATATATTCAGTGAGGTTTTTGATGAAGTGACAAAATTAAAAGAGTCTTTCAATAATATAGATACTGCATTTTATAACGATTTTAATCAGATTGGTGATGATACACCAGAAGAATCAACTATATATGATGAATATTCAGAAGTTGATAATGAATTAGGTAAATTTAAAAATCTGGTTGATAATTTTTATGATGATTTGGAAACGATGAAAAGTGCATTTGATATGCTTGGTGATTTATCTAGAGGAACAAGATATTTTAATCCGAGATAAATAACAACATTAAATAATAATATTTAAGGCTACACATTAATTTATGTAGCCTTTTCTATTTATATATAAAGAAAATATAATATGTCATTCCACAGATCCTATTTTGAGAAAAATAATACATTAATTTACCGAAATGTAACTAATAATGGAAAAAATCCAGTAACCGAAATATTTTATGGTGGAAGAGTGGATGATATTAATTTCAGTAGGTTTATATTTAAACCCAATCTAACAGATTTAACACATAAAGTAACTGGTGATACATTATTGCAAACAAATATAACATCACATAAGTTAAAAATATTCAATACAATATCCTATAGACCAGATTTGATTGGTGGATTATTTTCAGACCAAATAACAAAAAGAGCATCAAGCTTTAAATTAATACTGTTCAAGATAAACCAAGAATGGGATGAAGGTAATGGATTTGAATTCTATTATGATACAACAACATTACAAGGAATAATTTATAGTGGACATTCAAACTGGTTCTATGCAAAAAACTATATTGCTTGGAGTGGTGAAGGTGTATATAATTTTACACCAGAGATTATAACCACATTGGATTATGATAATGGTGATGAAAATATCGATGTAGACATATCAAATTATGTTAATAATGTATTATACTCTGGTGCTACAAATTATGGCATTGGAATAGCGTTTTCATCATCCACTGAGCAAATTATAACCACACAAAGATATGCCGTTGGCTTTCATACAAAATATACAAATACATTCTTTGAACCATATGTTGAAACAACATTCAATGATAATGTAACTGACGATAGAAACTTCTTTTATTTAGATAAAGCAAATAAACTGTATCTAATACCAAGATTCGGTAATTCATTATCAGATGTAACAGTTAATTCAGTAACTATATACGATTTTAATGATTTAGTTATTGATACATTAACTGGTAATTCAATTAATAGATTATCAAAAGGAATCTATAATATAGATTATTCAGTATTATCAGCAGACTATCCAGATGCTGTTATATTCAGAGATGTGTGGAATGTTACATATAATAATATAACAAAAGACATAGAACAAGAGTTTTATTTGATAGATCAATTTAATTATTATAAATTTAATGATAATAAAATATCTAACGAAAGAAATTATTCAGTATCGTATTCTGGAATCGCAGATGATGAATCAATAAGGCCAAATGGTGTTAGAAAAATAAAATTATATATAAAACAATTCTATCAACATAATAATCTACCTTTTGAAATAGATTATAGAATATATGTTAAACAAGGTGATAATATACATATTGATGTAATCCCCTTTACAAATGTTAATAGATTGGGAAACGATTATTGGTTTGACCTAGATACTAACTGGCTAATCCAAAATACATACTTTATCGAACTTAGATTAAAATTGGATGGACAATATTTTATAAAATCACCAATCAAATTTAAAATAGTCGGCAATAAATAATTTATTATATTTAATAATAAAATATTTTTCTAACTATTTATATTAGAATAAACGTGAATGTAATAAATCTAAAAATATTATAAGAAAAATATTTTTAGATTTATTCAAAATAAAATTGACAACTGAATTAATATAGATGATATTTGTGTCATCAAGTAATGAAAAACATTCGAATGTAACAAACTTGAAAATTAAAATAAACAATTATAAACAAAACGTGCTAAACAAATGGAAAACGAATTTGAAGACTCATTGGATGAATTATTAGATCATTATAATTCAACACATGAAAAAAAGGGATCAGGTGTAATCCCAAGAGAAGAACTAATGAAAAAGTTCTTTGTACCACAAAATGCCACAGAAGAATTTAGAGTGGTTAAACAACCATCTAAAGACGGTGATAAACTTTCATACACCGAGACTGCTCACTTTCACGAAATCAAAGTAGGTGAAAAATATAGAAAAGCTTATTGCTTTAAACACAATGATGACACCAGATGTCCAATGTGTGAAATGGAAGGATTTCTTTTAGGTAAACAATTGAAAAAGAAGTTTGCTGACATGACTCCAGAAGAAAAAGAAAAAAATGATAAGATTTATAAATTGTCATTAAAATTCAAAGCAAAAAAATTCTATATCATCAAAGGTCTTGATAGAGGTCAAGAAAAAGATGGTGTTAAATTCTGGAGATTTAAACACAATTATAAAATGCAAGGTGTTTATGATAAACTGGTAGCAGCAGTTAAATTTTCAAAACAAGAAAATAATATCATTTATACTGATGTACTTAATGGTGTCGATCTACAAATTAATGTAGCTGATGATAAAATGCCAAACGGCAAAAAATTCAAAACAGTTACATCAATCATGGCCAAATCCAAAACATCTCCTTTAAGTTTGGATGATGCAAAACAAAAAGCATGGTCAACAGACACACTAAAGTGGACAGATGTATTTAAACCATTGAAAGCACCACATGTGGATGAAATTAAGTTCCTAGAACTTGCAGCTAAAGGTGTAGCACCATTCTATGATGAAAAAGTTAAAAGATGGTATGCACCAGAAAATCCAGATTTGGAAGCTAAAATGAACGAAAGAACTCAAAATCTTGAAGCCAAAGAAGAAGAATCATCTTTTGGTGGTGATAATGAGTTTGAGGATGAAATTAGTCAATTAATGAACGATAAAAAAGCTGCATCAAAAACTGCTGATATTGAATCAATGCCAACATCACAAGTCGCAACCAAAAAAGCATCAACCAAAGAAGCAGTTAAAGAAACTGTTAAAACTCTGGATGATAATGATGGTCTAGGCTTTGATGATGATGACCTACCGTTCTAATCCAAAATAACCCCTAATCCATCTATTTCATAATTTAGTTATATTATATAATTAGAGAGTGAAGTAGATGGATTTTTTATCCCTATTAAAAAAATGAAAACTTTTAAAAATAAAGATGATTTTAAAACCAATATAATCAAATATATTTTGATTGGTATTGAAAATAATACTTTTAAAGTAGAATTTGATTATCCAAGTGGTAACCTATTAAATTTATCAAATGATTATATATTCAGTTGTAACTTTTATGAATATGATGATCATTCATTTAACATTCAATATACTTTTTCAAATATTGCAGATTGTTTAAATCTAACAAAAGATGAATATAATTTAATCATGTATGCTTGCTATGAACATACCTATAGTAACGATATAATGAATGGATTATTGGATTTGATTAAAGAAAATGAAGATAATTCACATTTTGATGATTCATTGAATAATGATGATGACTTATTAAAAATGGTTGATCTTATTGATAATAAATGGAATGAATATAGAAATATTACTAATAATAATGATGCTTGGACTTTTAAAGAGTGGTTAAAAAGTAAATACGATAATAGGAATGACGTTTTTGGATTGGATGAAGCAAAGGATGATGACTTGCCCTTTTAAAATAATAAAAAATATAAACAAATAAATACAATGACAACAGTACGTGGAGCAGTAAAAAAGAAAGAGTTTTCCCTTGGTGATTATAAGAAAACAAAGGGAATTGATAAAACAATGAGAAATAAGCCAGATAGGTGGATACCAGCATCAAAGGCATTTAAAGAGATAACTGGCTTACCAGGAGCGATTTATATGTCTGGATCGCACTTTATATTCGGCTATGAAAATTCTGGGAAAACGACTTTAATCCTAGAAGCGGCTATATCAGCCCAGAAAATGAATATACTCCCAGTATTCTTAATGACCGAACAAAAACATAAATGGGATCATGCAAAGACGATGGGTTTTGAAGTTAATGAGATTGTTGATGCAGATGGTGTTGTAAGCTATGATGGATTTTTTTTATATTATGATAGACATAATTTTAGTACAGTTGAAGAACTTGCTAAAGTTATTCATGGTTTAATTGATGACCAAGAAGCTGGTAAATTACCATATGATTTATTGTTTCTCATTGATAGTTTTGGAAAATTAAACTGCGATAAGGGGGTAAAAAATAAGAACCAATTCAACCCTCAATGGATCAGTTCTTCCATTGCACACGAATTTGGAGCTAGTGTAATTCCAAGAATTAATATGAGTATTAGTGAAAAATCTCAATATACAAACACACTTGTTCAAATTATTCAACCTTGGACTGAACTACCAGATGTATATGGTGCTTTACCAAAGTTAACGCCAAAGGGTGGTAAATCATTACCACAAGATTCATCAATTGGATATAAATTTGGATCTAATACAAATAGTGGCACTTCAAGTATGAAGTTGAAAAAGAAGGGTCGTGAAATTGTTTGGGGTACTAGAACCAAAGTTGAGGTTGTGAAAAATCACATCACAATGTTATCGACTAAAGGTAAATTAATCGCAACACCACATGGTTTTATTCTTGAAGATGAAGAAAAGGAGTATCTAGCAAAACATGCTGAATATTTTCTAGCACAATTAAATACAGATAGTTTTGATGATGTGGAATTTTTTGAAGAAGATAATTCAGATGATGAACCAACCACAATAGAAGATATACTTGATTAAAATTAATATATTGGATTTGACCAAACCAATCAAATCCAATATATTTTTCACAATTTAAATGGAAGATAATATAATATACAAAATTTATGGATTATATGCTTTAGATGATGAATCTAAAATAATTAGATATGTTGGATATACAAAAAGAACGATTAAAAAAAGATTATCATCACATATTCACCAATCCAAAGAACGTGATACACATAAAGATCGATGGATAAGAAAAAATAATCGTAATATTGATGTTATATTAATTGAAGATAATATAAATACGTATGAATTGGTTTTAGAACGTGAAATATATTGGATTGATTATTATAAGAAAATTGGGAATGATTTAGTAAATAGTACTGCTGGTGGTGATGGCACTAAAGGTAGATCACCATCAATGGCTGAACGTGAGCGTTCTAGAAAGTTAAATTTAGGTAAAAAATTATCTGAAGAACATAAAGCTAAAATAGGTAAGTCACATAAAGGTAAAATACTATCATTAGAACATAAGCAAAAATTAAAAGATAAAAAACAAAATGTTAGTGATGAAACCAAACAGAAAATGTCGATTATGGCCGTTAGGAGATTTTTGAGAGAGAAAAATATATTTGTTGATGATTTATTAAATGATGAAATAGTTCACATAAAACAATTAATAATTGAATATGATAATTTAATAAAACAATTGGTAAAAACCCCAAATGATGATATCGAGTTTTATAAAAATAAGAATTTTGAAAATAAATTAAATTATGAATTAAAAAAATCCGAAGAGTATAAATTAGGAATTTTAACAAATAATGCAATAGCAATAAAAATAAAAGAAGATAAATTAAATATAATCAGAGAGAGAGAATTAAAAAAGAATTTTTTAATTCAAGAAAAAATTAATAAACAGCAATTAATTAAAACCGAAAGAGAATTAAAGAAACAAAAAGAATATGAATCCAGACAAAAATTAATTGATTCGGGTGATCTATATCAAATGGTTAATTCACTTGGTAAATTGATTTGGGTTAGAAAAACGTCTGAACAAACCAAACAAAAACTTAGAGAAGCTAATCTTGGTAAGAAATATAGTGAAGAAACAAAAAGAAAACATTCTGAAACCAATTTTAGGATTAGAAATGGTAAAAAGGGTGTAAAATTAACCGAAGGTGATATTAGAGAAATTAGAAGATTATGCGATAATGAGAAAACAACTAAAGAATTGACAGAAATATATAATATGGATTATTCAACAATCAGAAAAATAGTCCTAAGAAAATTATGGTCAGACATTAAATAACATGCAATCAAATATAATTTGGCTCAACACAATACATTATGAATGGTATTCACAGCTTGTTCCAACAAACATTGAATCATGTGATTATGTGAAAGATATTTTAACTGTAATTATAAATGATAACTTTGAATATAAAGAACTCCAACAATTATCTTATTTTGAAAAGATTAATTATTCTAGGGGGTGTAGATTTATAAATAAATCATTAAATTTCTATATAAATGCAATATAACATAGCTTGTAAATATATATTGGATATACATCAATTAATAATTAATAATCTAACAGTTGAAGAAATTGATTTGTTTGAAGATGATTATCAACCCGATGGTAAATATAAATATTATCCATTTTTTACAATTTCTAAAATATTGTATAGTGAACATACCTATTATGCTGGAATGCAGACAACATATATATTTAAATTATATGATATAGAATGAAGAAGCCTTGTAAATATATATTAGAAATTCATCAATTAATTGTTGATAATCTAATAGATATTGAAATATTTGGATTGGATGAAACACTGGATAAATATTATTTATCCTCAAGTGAATTACCATCAATCCATATAAGCAATATTGAATATATATGGAAATTTAATAATGGCATCTATTTAGGTGTTAAACAAAAATAAGAACATGAAGCCTTGTAAATACATAATAGACATACATTCAAATATCGTTACTAATCATTTCATTGATGAAGAATTTATTGGCATTAAAAATAAATATCATTGGGTAGAAGATCAAATTATTTGCGATTATATTTTTGATTGTGGAATAATATATAGATATAATTGGACAACGAATGAATTAACATTAACAACATATGAATAAAGTTTGTAATCACATATTAATAATACACTCTACAATTGTAAAAACATTTTTGCAAGATGATTTTAAGGAATTAAAATGCAACAGTGAAACATATTACGATATGAACATAAAATCAATTGTCGTTAATTATTGGTTTAAATCATTGGATATAAGATATAAATATTATTACAACAGCGAATTAGTTTCACTAAGATCACCAGATATTATAAAATGATAAACAACATAGAGAAAACAATATATATGAAACATTCTCATAATTCAAATCTAAGATTGCACATGGAATCTGAATGTTGTTTTTATGTAAATGAAATTTTGCCAAATATATTAAAAAATATTACATTTATGGAATTGTCTGATTTTACATATTATAAAAATCATGCATATAAAAGATATATGAATAAATTAATTTATATTTATTAGTTATGAAACTTAAACCATCTTGTGATTATATATTAGAAATTCATGGTATTATTGTTAAAAATATAACAACAGAGGAATTATTTGATTTTGTTGACATAATATCACCAATCCTATATAGTCCAAATGATTTTGGATTAATTAAAAAATATTATTTTATGAAAATTGGATTAGTTTATGATAGAGAATTTGATTATGGTTAAACCATGTAATCATATATTAGAAATACATCAGTTAATTATTAATACATTATTAGATGATGAAATAAATGAATTAGCGGATGCACATTCACCAATCATAAATAATCCATATTTAAAAATGAATTATTGTTATTTCTTTTTCACAAAGTTTTATATCAAATACAGTAGAGAATTTATATTTTAACAATGCAATATCAGGATAGACCATCGCAATATATTAAAGAAATTCATGATATGATTTATGGAAATCTAACCAAAGATGAATTATATGATTGGATAAAATTATTAGAAACTGATCCAAGTTATTATGTACTGCCAATGTTTCAAAATGCAATTGATATTTATATTTTAAAATGTGATCATTTAGTATAACCAATGAAACCAGCTTGTAAATATATATTAGAAATTCATCAATTGATTGTTGATAATTTATTGATTATTGATGAAGTATTACCACTATTTGATGGTAATTATATTGGCGACTATAAATATTTAACATCAATTAGTTCAATCAAATATATAATATTAATTATTCCTTCAAGGAAATATATAATATACCAAACGAATGAATATTAAATCAGCTTGTAATTATATATTAGAAATACATCAACAAATTATTGATAATATAACTATTGATGAGGTTAAGGAGATATGTACGATATTGAATGATGATATTCAGGTTACTAATTTTATATTAAAAGCCTATTACATCGAGATTTATCCAATCCAATATAGATTTAGTTGGAGAACGTTTAACTATAAACAACAATAAAATAATGAGTAAATCTAGATTAATATACAAGTATTATTATTATGAGCATGAAACATGTTGTAATTATATAATTAAAATTGTTGATACTATTTTTGATAATATGAATTATGCTGAAGTTAATGAACTTGTTCAAGAACGTAGATTATTAATGGATTGGGACATAACAAAAGAGAATGTATTTTTGATTTGTTATTTGCGTTATATAGAAACAACATATCCGTTTTAATATGAAAGTTGCTTGTGACTACATATTGGAAATACATCAATTAATTGTCGATAATTTAACATCTGGCGAGATAGTATTATTTATGTCAAGATTGGAAAAGATAAATGCTATTCAAAATCGGATATTATTATATCCAATCCAATATAAATATTTTTCACTAATTTCAGTGACAAATCAAAAAATTAAGATTGAATATGTTAAGACATTAATATATTAAACAAAATGCAATATAACATACCTTGTAAACATATATTAGAAATTCATCAATTAATTGTTGATAATTTAACTGGTGATGAAATTTATAAAATAGCTGATGATGGTATTGAAATTCGTTTAGGGCAAAAACATTCATCAATATCATTAACAATAAATAATATATATTATATTCCAGATAGTGTGTTTTGTAATTATGCAAAACAATTTAATATTAAAACCATAACAAATGAAGAAGAACAAAACAAAAACATTGCTGGTGGATGCCACATATTTATTAAAAAGGTCATTAACTGGTTCAAAAAACACATACGTTGGTGGAGATAATAATGTTGGTATTTATACATTCATAACTACATTAAGAAAATTAATTAATGAAACCAAAGTAAATAGGGTTGTATTATGTTGGGATGGTGAGAATTCTGGGAAGCGCAGATATTTGATTTCTAGCGACTACAAAGCCAATCGAAAGGGAAAGAGTTGGTATAATAAAATTCAGTTAACTGAGGCTGAAATTAAGTACCTAGAAAGGGATAAACAATCAGAGCTATATCAAAAAGTTAGAATACAAAACTATTGTGAGGAATTATTCATTAGACAAGTTGAGATTGACGAAGTTGAAGCTGATGATATGATTGCACAATACGTAATAAATTTTTCAGAGATAGAAGATATTATTGTATACACAAATGATAAAGATTATATTCAATTATTAGATTATAACATATCTGTATATCTTAATTTTATTGGTTTAATAATTGATAAAAATGATTTCTTCATGCATTTTCCATATCATTATAAAAATTCATTAACCATTAAAATAATGTGTGGTGATAGTGGTGATAATGTAAAGGGAATTAAAGGATTTGCTGAACCAACATTCATGTCTTTATTTCCAGATGCAAAAGATAAGCATTTAATGGTAAAGGATGTTATTAGATTGGCCAAACAAATCCAAAAAGATAGAATTGATAATAAGCAAAAACCATTAAAGGTTATTGAGAATATAATAAACGGAAAAGATATTTATATTTTAAATAAACAATTGGTGGATCTATCATCACCATTATTAAATGAAGATGAGAAGAATATTATATTAGATTTAGCATTGCCATTAGATTCTGAAAATAGAGGTTCAAAAAATTTAATTAGATTAATGAATGAAGATAAATTTTTATCAAATTACAATGGAAATAGATCTGATTTCGCTTCATATGTTGAGCCATTTTATATTATAATCTCAAGTGAGAAAAAATTATTTGAAGAATATTCAAAAAATATAAAATATTAAATTGCGAGTTATATTAAAGTAGATTAGATTTGTATTATTAATTAAACCTATAAACAAAACAACAATGTTACCATTAACAAAAAGAGTAGAAAATAATTTTAAATTAGGAATTTATCTAGTAAACGAATCTGATTCTAACATTTCATCGGAAACAATTACGGAAAGAATTTTTTGTGCTGACCAGTATTCACCAGCAGTTAGATCCAATGTGGATATTAAGAGTTATTATACCACAATTCTAAAGGGTATTAATAAAGTATTTGGTAGAGATTCATATAATCATAATATTAATGGTTATAATGTATTATCTAGGTATGAGAAAGCTGAAGCATTATATGGTAACGAATATAATTATGGAAATTCTAAATTATATAGACCAAGTATTAAAAATATTTTTATTGATGATAAAATGAATGTGGGTTCTAAAATAGAAATATCTGGAACACCTATTAAGATTGGTCTTTATCTAAATGATGCACCAATCATTGAAAGAATTATTTACACAAGAAAATATAACCCATCTGTTAGATTCTCAAAAGAATTATACGATTTCGTATTGGATACCGTATCCGATATTTCGGAAGACCTTAGAGCAAAGGATATTATATATCAGTTCAATGAACAATATAACCAATCCAATAAAGGTACATTAATCCCCACACAGATTGGTGAATTTAGCAGAGAGAAAAGATTAGAATTATTGAACAAAGTTTATTAAAATTTATTTTTAATAAATCAATAATTTTTTAAAACATCTTCCTATTTATATTCACCCTCTAACAAAAAAAACGTGGACAACAAAAAAGACATCGGATATTTAGGCTCGTCATTTCAATTAAAATCAATATGGCAATTGCTTACAAACAATAAGTTTGCATCAAAAGTTATTGATTTATTGGAATCGAGCTATTATGATGACTCTAATTACAAACAACTGGTTATCTTTATTAAAGACTATTATCAAAAACATGAAGTATTTGCTTCGATTAAAAATGATTCAATAGTTGAATACATTAATCATAAGTTTGGACAAAGAGATTTAAGCGAATCCGAAAAAATTCAAAAGGAAACATTATTAAAGATAATCGATAAGATTAGAGTTTATGACGAAAGAGTTTCCAGTGGTGATCTAAATGATGATAGTACAGTTGTTATAAAACAGATATTAGAATTTGTTAAACAACAAGTATATTATAATTTAGGTATTAAGATTATATCTGATGTGGAATTAGGTTCGTTCGGTGAAAAAACGATTGATTCTATTGATGACATGTCAAAAACTATCACCAAACTATCAGATAATTATGATGAAGGTGAGAATGTATTTGATGATATCGATAGTGTGCTTGATGATGATTTTAGAGAACCAGTAGCAACTGGAATAGGTAAATTGGATTTGCTAATGGGTGGTGGTTTAGGTAAGGGTGAGATTGGAATGATATTAGCACCATTAGGATCTGGAAAGACAACATTATTAACAATGTTTGCTCAACATGCCCATAGAATGGGTAAAAACGTGTTGCAAATCTTCTTTGAAGACACCACTAAACAAATCAAAAGAAAGCATTTTACCAAAATATCTGGAATAAAGTTATCTGAAATCGAGCACAATAAAGAGTTTGTTAAAGAAACTGTTCAAAACTATTACAAAAATTGTGAATCTAAATTAGTGCTTAAAAAATTCTCTCAAGATGGAACAACAATTCCAAAAATGAGAAGATGGATATTGGATTATCAAAAAACAAATAACATTAAATTCGATATTATATTATTGGATTATATAGATGTTGTTGAATCACATAGAAAAAATGTCAATGGTGATACATTATCGGATGAACTACACGTATTTAGATGTTTCGAAGATTTGATTAGTGAGTTAGATATTCCAGGTTGGTCAGCTATTCAAGGCAATAGAGGCTCAATTGCTGCTGAAATCGTTGATACTGACAAGATGGGTGGAAACATCAAAAAAGCACAAAAAACACACTTCTTGATGTCGGTTGCAAGACCATTAGCCCTAAAGAAATTAAAAAAGGCAAAGTTCTCAATACTTAAATCAAGATTTGGTGGTGATGGTGAAATATTTGATGACTCAACATTTGACCATGATAAAATGTTTGTTGAATTCGATAAAAAACCAGAAGAACCAGAAGAAGATAGACGTACTTATAATAAAAAAAGTACAATAAAAAATCTGGAAAAAATGGTCAATGATAATAATGACGAAAATCCATTTGATGTTAAATTAATTGCTGAATTGTTGGGTGAATAATAAACGTTTTTGGATTGGGGTAAAATAAATAAGGTTTTAAAAAGTAATAAGTATATAATATATGGGTAATAATATATTCGTAAAAAAAAGATCAGACGAAAGGGAATTATTGAATTTTGAAAAAATAAATAAAGTTTTATTGTGGGCAACTGAAAATATTGCAGGTGTTTCAGCATCGGATGTGGCAATGAATGCACATTTACAAATATTTGATGGGATAACAACAAAACAAATTCATGAAATATTAGTAAGATCAGCATCGGATTTGATTAGTGAAAAAACACCAAATTATCAATATGTTGCTGGTAATCTATTAAATTATTTAATAAGAAAGGATATATTTGATGCATCAAATAATCTACCATCACTATATGATGTTATAGTAAATAATGTTGATTTGGGTGTTTATGATAAATTAGTTTTAGAAAAATATAGTAAAAACGATATTGATGATTTGGATAAATTAATTAAACACGATAGAGATTATAATTTTACATATGCTGGTATTCAACAATTAGTTGATAAATATCTATTAAAAGATAGAAAAACTAATAGACTGTATGAAACACCACAATATGCATATATGCTAATCGCAATGACCGTGTTTGCTGATTCAACTGATAGGTTTAGATTGGTTAAAGAAGCATATAATCAATTTTCAACACATAAAATTTCATTACCAACACCAATTATGTCTGGTGTGAGAACACCGAATAGACAATGGTCATCATGCACATTAATTGATGTTGGTGACTCATTAGATTCAATATTTCATAGTAATAGTGCTGTTGGGTATTATACATCTAAAAGAGCTGGTATTGGATTAAATATGGGTAGAGTTAGAGCAATGGGTGATACTATTAGGGGTGGTGAGGTTGTTCACACTGGTGTTATACCATTTCTTAGAATGTTTCAATCAACAACTAAATCATGTACGCAAAATGGAATCAGGGGTGGGCATTCCACCACGCATTTTCCATTTTGGCATAGAGAAATTGAAGATATTCTAGTGTTAAAAAATAATAAGGGAACTGACGATAATAGGGTTAGGCATATGGATTACTCAATCCAAATGAATAGACTTTTTTATAGAAGATTTATGCAAGGTGGTGATATCTCATTATTCTCACCAAATGATGTTCCAGATATGTATGAAGCATTTTTTCAATCCAATAATAAATTTGAAGAATTGTATGAAAAATATGAGAAAAATAAAAAAATAAAAAAACAAGTTGTTAAAGCTAGTGATTTATTTAATCAATTAGTGCAAGAACGAATTGGTACTGGTAGAATATATATAATGAATGTTGATCATGCAAATGAACATAGTGCATTCAATGATAGTGTATATATGTCCAACCTTTGTCAGGAGGTTTGTCTTCCAACTTCCCCAATAAATAATGTTAATGAGGGTATTGATGGTAATGGTGAAATTGCATTATGTGTATTAGGTGCTGTTAATTTAGGTGTACTAAAAGATATTAAAGATTTAGAACTGACTATGAATATTTTAGTTAGATGTTTAGATTTTATTATTGAAAATCAAGATTATCCAGTTGAAACAGCAAAAAAAATGTTATATAGAAGATCACTTGGTATCGGTATAACAAATTTTGCATATTGGCTTGCAAAAAATAATGTTAATTATGATACACCAGAGACATTACCATTGGTGGATGAATTAATGGAACATATTCAATACTATGGTCTAAAAGCTTCTGTTGAATTGGCAAAAGAGTTTGGAAAGTGTGAATATTTTAATAAAACAAAATATAGTCTTGGAGTATTACCTATTGATACATATAATAAAAATGTTGATTCTATTGTTAATAGAGAACATTCATTAGATTGGGAAGAACTGCGTGATGAAATTAAAATTTTTGGACTAAGAAATAGTTGTATATCTGCTGTAATGCCATGTGAATCAAGTAGTTTAATAACTAATTCTACCAATGGTATTGAACCAATACGTGATTTTGTAACAACAAAAAAATCGAAACAAGGTTTAATAAGAATGGTTGTCCCAGAAATTGGAAAATTAAAAAATAAGTATCAACTTGCATTTGATTTGAATGATAATAGAGGTATAACAAATATTCAAGCTGTGATAACAAAATGGATTGATCAAGCAATATCTGGAAATCATTATTACGATATTACAAAATTTGAAAATAATGAAATACCTATGAGTACTGTGGTTAAAGATATTATGTATGCATATAAGATGGGTGTGAAAACACTATACTATGCTAATACAAATGATGATAAAAATGATGAATTTACACAAAAAAATAATGAAAAAAATAAACAATCAGAATTAATTGAAGAAACTATTGATGGTTGTATAGATGGCGCATGTACAATTTAATTTTAAATAAAAATGGAAAATAAAACAATTATTAATTTAGATTTGGTTGACTATAAAAAAGAACCAATATTTTTCGGTAAAGGATTAAATATTCAAAGATATGATGATCCAAAATATCCAGTATTTTTTGAATTTTTTAAAAAACAACTTGGATTTTTTTGGAGGCCAGAAGAAGTAGATGTTTCTAAAGATAGAAATGATTTTAACATATTAACTGAACAAGAAAAATTTATTTTTACACAAAATTTATCTTATCAAATTTTATTAGATAGTGTTCAATCCAGAGGTATTGGATATTTATTGAATGATGTATCATCACCAGAGGTTGAAGCATTTGCAAAATCATGGGAATTTTTTGAAACATTACATAGTTATTCATATACTTACATTATAAAAAATGTGTATTCAAATCCAACAATAGTTTTTGATAATATTTTATTAGATAAAGAGGTTTTAAAAAGAACATCATCGGTAACACATTATTATGATAGTTTAATTAATTCCATACCTGAAGATAGTATAGATGAAAAAAAGAAAAAATTATACCTAACAATAATGTCTATTAATATATTAGAAGGTATTAGATTTTATGTTTCATTTGCTTGTTCATTTGCGTTTGCTGAAAATAAAAAAATGGAGGGGAATGCTAAAATTATTGCTTTAATTGCTAGAGACGAAAATCTACATCTTGGTTTTACACAAACAATATTGAATTTATTTAGAAATGAATCCTCCGAAGGATTTCAACATATTGTTAAAGAATGTGAACCAATCGTAAAAAAAATGTTTGAAGATGCAGCAAAAGAAGAAATGGCATGGGCTGATTATCTTTTTGAAAATGGATCAATGCTTGGTTTAAATTCAGAAATTCTAAAAAAGTATATGAAATGGTTAACCAATAGAAGAATGAAAGATATTGGATTAGAACCAATTTTTGAAAAAACAATCAATCCAATAACATGGATTAACAATTGGATTTCATCAAAAGGCGTTCAGAACGCACCAATGGAAACTGCCATAGAGAGTTACATTATTGGTTCATTTAAACAAGATTTAGATACTGCTGATTATAGTGAATTTGATTTTTAAAAAATAAAATAAATTAAAAGACCAGTTTAAAAGATTGGTCTTTTTTATTTTACTCGGCATTATTGTAATTAATAGTCAATAAAAATTTAGAAATTTACAAAAATTATAACAATAATAATGGGCATAATGCTATGAAATAATTTTTTCATAACTAATTATAATAAAAATATATTTAGTTATGGAAAATAATAAAACATTTAAAATTAATAATCATGAAATTAGGACAACTAGAGGAATTAAAGATTTTTTTAGAAGAAATAATCCAGACAAGGTAACATTGAATATAGAAAATCATGAAATATGTTGCATATTTATGGGATATTATAATATTGTTGAATACAATAAAATGTATGAAACATTACTATTATATGCCGATGATATTAAAGGATCTAACATAAGAAAAACAATCCAAGAATTGGGTGATGATATCTTTTGTCCTAAAAGATATTTACAATATATTGAATATAAGAAAATAAATCCACAGGATGTTAATTCTGATACATGTTATAAATTGAAATTTGGTGATAATTGGGAAGAAATTAAAAAATGTAATTTTAATAATAGAAAATCACCATACGACCCTGAATATATTTCAAAAAAATATAATATTTGTTTAGATGAGGCTATTAAATATGTTGAAAAATATAAAAGTGATAAATCAACTTCGAAAGAAAATTTTATAAAAAAACATGGTGAAGATATTGGTGGTGAAATGTTCGATAAATTTCAAAAAACATCAAAACATACAAAAGAAAAATATATAGAAAAATATGGTGAATTAGATGGTATAGATAAATGGAATGAATATGTTAGAATTAAGAAAGTAACTAGTAAAAGATCAATTGATTATTGGCTAAAGTTAACCAATAATGATTTTGAATATGCTGAAAAATTAAGATATGATCATCATATTAAAAATTTCAATACAGCATCAGTTAATTTTTGGATTAATAAAGGATTATCTGATGATGATGCAATAAAAAAAGTTAAAGAAATATATAATAAAAAACAATTATTTTTTGCGAGAGCCTCTAAAGAAAGTTTGAAATACTTAAATCCGTTAAAAGATATCTTCGAAAATTTAAATTATAGGGTATATCTAGGTATTGATAATTATCATGAATTTACCTTATATGATAAGCCTAATAAAAAACTAAAATTTTATGATTTCACAGTACCAGAAATTAAATTAATAATTGAATATCATGGCGAAAAGTATCACCCTAATCCAAATAAATTAACAAAAGAAGAATGGGATAATTGGCAATGTTACAATTTTGATAGAAATAATAAAAATTATAGTAAAATAAATGCTAACGATAAATATGAAATTGATCAATATAAAAAAAATTTAGCAATTAATAATGATTATACATATATTGAACTTTGGAGTTCTGATTCATATGATATTAATATGGATAAGATTAATACATATCTAAAATCAATCCAATCCAATATCCGTAATTAAAAATTTTGATATTGAGAATATTAAAACCGATGAGGGAATCACATGTTCATTGGATAATCCAGATGAATGTTTAATGTGTGGTTCATAATTCATACAACATAACATAAAAAGCCAATCCAATCGGGTTGGCTTTTTTTATTTATATGCACATCACCACAACATTTTGTAATAACTATTTATACTATATAAACAATATTATAAATGGGTGGTAGAAAAATAACCATTAAGCAAATTGATGCGACATTAATTCCAGATGGAAAAATTGTAAAGGCTAGTGGTGGTACATTGGTATTTACAAGTGAAACAACTGGTGTTGTTGATGGTGACAAAGGTGATATAATAATATCAAATACTGGTCAGACTTATGTTATTGATCAAAAAGCTGTTACTTATGATAAGATTCAAGATACATTAAACACTAATATTCTAATAGGTAGATATGACCCTGCTGGTGGTGTATTACAAGAAATTATGATTGGTACTGGTTTGTTAATAACTGGTGACACATTGGTGTCAACTGCTGCATTTTTTGGTAGTGGTGGAACATCTGGTGAAATAAATACCGCAAGTAATTTAGGAACTGGTATTGGTTTATATAGTACAAAAGTTGGAAGTGATTTAAGATTTAAATCAATAATGGCTGGCCCAAATATAATTATATCTGGTAATAGCTCAATGATTATAATTTCTGGCTCACCTAGTGGAGAAATTAATACTGCATCAAATGTTGGTACTGGTGTTGAATTGTTTAAACAAAAAAATGGATTTGATTTAGAATTTAAAACAATATCAGGTACTCCAAATCAAATAACTGTTATAAGCGGAAGTAATTTGATTAGATTGGCTTTGCCACAGGATATTGCTATTACATCAAGTCCAACGTTTTTAAATGTAAATGCTGATAATATAGTTACCACAGGAAGTAATCAAACAATAAGTGGTGTAAAAACATTTGTTAATAATATTATTGCCAGTGCATTAACATTAACAGTAACAACTGGAAAGCCACCGTTAGTAGTAAGTTCATCAACAATGGTTGTGAATCTAAATGCGGATTTAATTGATAGTATTCAAGGCGTGGATTTAGTTACTGGTGGTACAAATTTTGGTGGAGGTATAAGTCCTTTTACAACTAAAGTTGCAAAAGATTTATTATTTAGAGGTCTAACTGGTAGAACGAATCAAATAATCATATCGGCTAGTACTTCGTTAATTACATTTAGTTTACCACAAGATATTGGTGGTACATCTGTACCACAATTTGGTGGATTAAATATTTCAAATAATATAGTATCAAGTGCAATAACAGTAACGAATAGTGCTAGGTTGTTATATATAACTGGTACAACGAATCAAACATTAGTATTAACACCGAATGGTGTTATATCAGCAACGACAATTGCCATTATTGCAAATACGAATATAATAACTGGTGGTACAAATTTTGGTGGAGGTATTGCTGTATATTCAGGTAATAATGTTAATAATTTATTCTTTAGAACATTAACAGGTAGAACGAATCAAATAATTATTTCAGCTAGTACTAATTTGATTACATTTGCTTTACCACAAGATATTGGTGGCACATCTGTACCACAATTTGGTGGATTAAATATAACAAATAATATAACAACTAGTGCAATAACAATTACAAATAGTGCAAGGTTATTATATATTACTGGTACAACGAATCAAACATTAGTCATAACACCGAATGGTATCATATCGGCAACGACAATTATTGATAATGGTGAAGTAAATACTGCTAGTAATATAGGTGGTGGTGTTGGCGTGTTTTCTGATAAATCAGGTGTTGATTTAAGATTTAAAACTTTCAGCGGAACATCAAATCAAGTAATTATATCAGCTAGTACTGATATGGTTATATTTAGATTACCACAAGATATAGCAACTACATCAAGTCCTACATTTAGGAATATAACAACAAGTGCTATAACAGTAACAAATAGTGCAAGATTATTACACATTACTGGCACAACTGATCAAATACTGACTTTAACACCAAATGGCGTAGTATCAGCAACAACAATTGCCAATTATTATAATGAAATATTTCCAGAAGATGGTGCATCATCGAATGTAACAGTAACTGGTTGGACAAGGGTAGCAATGCGAACATCATCAAGTGGTAGAGGTCAATCTATTGTAACAATCTATTCTAGGGGTGGTAATTCAGCAACAGCATCAGTTCAATTATATTGGGGAACTAGTAGTAGTTCATCATCTGCTGAATTAAGAATTGTTGGAGGGCATTTAAGAGTACAAGGTCTTGAAGATGATGGTGTAACACCAGTATTTAGAAGTGTACTAGAAAATACAGTTACATATCTAGAAATGGAAGTAATTTCAGTACCAAGAAGTTATTGGGCAAGAGTTAATAATGTTGGTTCAACATTATATCCAACAACACCACTAAACTTTGAATTATCACCATTAACTGGTACAACAGTTGCAGAGATACCATATACTGCATTATATGTAAAAGACTTTCAAGTTAATTTAGATGGTTCAGTATCATCAAGGAATTTTATTACAGCTAGTGGATTTACATCAACAGTACCAATTGGTACTGCACCTTTAGTTGTAAATTCATCTACATTGGTAAATAATTTAAATGTTCAATATTTTGATGGATTAGAAAGTAGTGATTATGTTAACGTTAGTAGTCCACAATCAATAACAGGTGTTAAAACATTTAATAATGATATTATTGTAAATAAAAATATTATAACAAGTGCTATAACAGTAACGAATAGTGCAAGGTTATTATACATTACTGGTAATACCAATTTAGCATTAATATTAACACCGAATGGTGTTATATCGGCAACGACAATAAATACAAATAATAATATTGGTACAATCACTGGTGGAACTAATTTAGGTAGTAATTTTAACATATTTAGCGGTAATAGTGGTAATAATCTATTTTTTAGAACAATTATTGGCGGTGGTAATATATCAATATCGGGTAATAATACAACAATTATTATATCTGGTTCATCTGGTGCTAGTGGTGAAGTAAATACAGCTAGTAATATAGGTAATGGTGTTGATATATTTGCAAATAAATCAGGTGATGATTTAAGATTTAGAACATTAAGTGGAACACCTAATCAAATAAATATATTTAGTGGTACATCATTATTAACTTTTGGTTTACCACAAGACATTGCAACAACATCAAGCCCAACATTTAATAATTTAAATATTACAAATAATATTGTATCAAGTGCAATAACGATAACAAATAGTGCAAGGTTATTATATATTACTGGTACAACGAATCAAACATTGGTATTAACACCGAATGGTGTTATATCAGCAACTACAATTGCCATTATTGCGAATACGAATATAATAACTGGTGGTACAAATTTTGGTGGAGGTATTGCTGTATATTCAGGTAATAATGTTAATAATTTATTCTTTAGAACATTAACTGGTAGAACAAATCAAATAATCATATCAGCTAGTACTGATTTGATTACATTTAGCTTACCACAAGATATTGGTGGTACTTCATCGGTCAATTTTTCAAATTTAAATATTAGTAATAATATTATAACAAATAATATTATTAGTGGTGGCTCTTTAAGTATAAATAGATTAGTTGTTGCATCAGCATTTACATCAACAGTTAGTACTGGAACACAACCAATAAGTGTACAATCAAGAACATTGGTTACGAATCTAAATGCTAGTTTATTAGTTGGTCAGAGTGACACATTTTATGTTAACACAGGTACAAGTCAGACAATAACTGGTATAAAGACATTTGTTTCGGATGTTGTTGCAATTAGAATGATAACAGCAAGTGCATTAACACTTACAGTAAGAACTGGAATGCCACCATTGGTAGTGAGTTCATCAACAATGGTTGTGAATCTAAATGCTGATATGATTGATAATATTCAAGGTAATCAATTAATAACAGGTGGAACTAATCTAGGTGGTGGTGTACAAATATTTTCTGGAAATACACCATATAATTTAAATTTTAGAACGGTATTTGGTGATCCAACAATACAAATAAGTGCTAATACAACAACAGCAACAATAATGTATAAACCAATCATTATCGTAACTGGCGATTCACCGACTGGCGTATATCCAGATGGGGCGATTTGGATACAAATCTAATTATGATATCTAAACAAAATAAACTATTTATAAGAGATTAAATATAGTAAATGTCCAATTTTACAACACGTCCAAATTTAGATAACAGAGATTTTACACAAACAAGTGGTTCATCATTAAGTTTATATGGTGTAACTACTGTTGTTAATGATGGTGAATTAAATATTGATGGTATATTAAGGTCAAAGGGTATAATAATTGATGCAACAACAGGTGGAACTGGTTCAACAATTGGATATGGTTTAATATTTAATGGCGAAAGGATTTTATTACAACCAACCCTATCTAATGTTTCTTGGGGTAGTATTAATGGTGTATTATCTGGGCAAACTGATTTATGGAGGGTTATTAGTGGGACAACATCAAATGTTGGTGATATAACAGGTGCAACCAATGGTTTAACAAAGGTTGATAAGGATATTAGATTAGGTGGTAGATTAAGTGGTACAACCACAATTATATTTGAGCAAACTGGTTCAACATATGGAAATATATCATATGTTTTAACAATTGGTGAAGAGGAAAATGCGTTTAATATAAGAACGACAAGCAATCAAGCAACAAATCCAATAACTGAGATAAAATCAAATGCATCAGAAATACAGTTATCACATTCTGATGATATAACAGTTAGTACGGTTAATGTTGGCGATTCTGGTAATGAAATGTTAACGCTTGATGTTACTGGTGGTAGTTATAGTAAACAATCAACTGGCATTGATCCACAAATCAATTTACCATTTGCAAAAATGGAAACTGTTAGGAGTGATAATTCAGCAGTTAATCAAATAAGGGTTATAAGAACTGGTATTACAATAACATTACAGAATTTTAATAATTCGGATTTAGTTAAATTAGAATTTTCAAATGATGGTGGAACTAAATATACCGATAATAGAATAATTAATACTGGTATTGAATATGCTGGTAATTATAGAACTGGTTTTACACAATTTACATTAGTTGATAAGGGATTTGTTGAACAATTAGTTAGTAATACATCTGGTTCAACAGTAGTATTACCATCAGCAATAACAAGAACTGAATTATTTACATATATATCATCAGCTAGTACATATACTGTAAGTACACCAGCTATTGATGTTTTATTTTTAGATGTTAATGGTATTGTACAAAGAAAAAATATTGATTATAGTGTTAGTGGAAATGTAATTACATTATTATCAACATATGATAACGGTGATATCATTCAAGTCGTATATTATCAAGATTATAATCACACAATAACTGTTGAAGCTTTTTGGGGTGATATATATGGTACATTGACTGCACAAACTGATTTGGTTAATTATATTGACCAACAAATATTAGCATCAACACCACCCTCTCCATTACCAACAATATCTGGTTATACCAATATATCAGCAGTTACATCAATAAATTTTAGTAATTATAATATATTTAAAGCAAACGTAATTGGTGATTTATCACCATTATTAACTGGTGGAACAGAAGGTTTAACATATGTTTTAAGATTGAGAAATGAATCCACTGGAACAACATATAATTTGTTTTGGTCTGGAAATACTTATTATAGAACCGATTCAATTCCATTGTTAAATATAATAGAACCTAGTACAACTAATGATTATTATATTTTTAGACTTGATAATTATTATAAAATAAACGTAGATTATTCGATAGCCATAGTTACAACATCATGAGCATATTAGATTCATCAGGTAATAATCTACCACCAGAAATTGGATTGGAAGGTCATTGGTTGACTAAATATGGTAAACCAATAACTAACACTGGTTTAATACCTAGTAGAGTAGGTAAAACTGACAGATTTCCTGTTAGTGGGTCGTGTATTGCTCTCGATAAAACGGACGATTATGTTAATGTTGGTAATTTAAATACATCAGCTTCAACGATATGTGTTTGGGTTAAACCAAATAGTGTAACAGCAGTTGTAAATTATTTAATACAATTCACAACAAGACAATCAATTAATTTTATTAATGCTGTTGTAGCCCCAAGCGGTATTACAAATACAATAATATATGTTAATGGTAATTCTGGTTCAACGTTAACAACAAACTGGAATCATTTAGTGGTAACTACACCAAATCCAATAAATTTAACAGATGTTACTATTGGAAGATTTGAGGGAAATAAATATTATGGTGGACAATTATTTGATTTGATATTATATTCAGATGTAAAAACATTATCATTTATTAACGAATTATATAATAGTTATTTGTAATGGCAGATTTAACACAAAATACTATATTAAGATTTAAATGTGATGAATCAACTGGAACGACAGTTTATGATTCATCTGGTAATGCAATACATAAAGCATTAATTGGTAACATACCAAGAACATCACAAAACATATATTCATTTGCAAATGAAGAAGGATATACATTAAGTGGTTCAACAAGAATACCAAAACTAAATAATTCAAATACATTGGATGTATTTGGAAATCAATTAACATATAAAGGTAAGGTAAGTTATCCAGCAGAGTTTGTTGAAAGTAATGCTCTATCATTCGACACAATCGATGATTATGCTGAATTTCCAAATCCATATTCTTTTTTAAGAACAAATGGATTTACAACAGATTTACCTGTTAGTATTTTTGCGAGAGTTATGTTTAAGGAAAATGGATCTGATGTTATTGTATTGGGTGCTTCTGAGAATGTCGCATCAAGTGCTGATAGTGATTTTGTTGTATATACTGATTCTGCAACAAATAAACTCAGATTCTCTATATATAGTGCAAAAGCAAGTTCATCAAATCCAAATAGAATAAGTGTTTATCAAGCTAGTTTAATACCAACATTAAATAGATATTATAATATTGTAATAACATATAATGGAAATCGTGATTCAACATCTGTAACATATTATGTTGATGGTATTTCAACATCTGTGGATTTATATACATTTATTGGTGTTGGTCATTATACTGGAAAAACACAAGCATTAAGAAGTACTTGGCAAGTATCTAAATTTGGAAGTATAAACTTCAGTTCAAAAGAAATATCTGCACTTAGTATTTATAATTCAGTATTAACTGCACAAGAGGCTTTAAATTTACATAATGGTATATTTACAAAACCAGCAGTAGTATTTTTTCCATTTTCAGAAGGTATTGGAAATAATACATATACGACAAGTGGAAGTATAATTACTGGCGCAACATTATTCGGTGGTGTTACAAGATCAAAACAGGATATATATCCATATAACCAATTAAATAATCATTGGCAGTATGTATCAGGAAACACAAGTGGACAAACTGTAACATTATATAGTCCAATAGATTTAACTAATAGTGTACCAACTGGATTTACATTTAGTAGATTTGTACAAGGTTCGAGATATTATTTAAATGGAAGTGAATCCAAAGTAAATTTTAATTATTATAATGCACCCAAGACAAATTTATTGCCAACTGGATATACGCAACAAACATCACCTAGTTCATTTCTTTTTTATAGAAATATTTTGGTTAGTAGTGGTACATCCGAATTTTTATTATATCCAGTAATTAACAATGTGAAAATAGTTAATAAAATTGCTAATTATTCTAGGTTAACAAATATCACCGATAGTGATGTTTTAAATGTTATATCTATTATGACTGGATTAACAAAAAATGAACAATATGGTTTAAATTATTTAATAACATATTTAAAATTAACTAATTTATGGAATAAGTTAAAAGCTATTTATCCATTTATTGGGCGAACGTCAGCGAATCATAAGTTTAATATCAAAAATCCTTTAGATACTAATGGTGCTTTTAGATTAACATTTTCTGGTGGTGTAACACATAACGAAAATGGTGTAACATTTGATGGAATAAATGGATATGCAAATACTTATTTTACACCAACTGCACAACTTACTCAAAATAGTGAATCAATAATTTACTATTCTAGGTCTTCTGGTGTTGGTGCAGCAGGTGTACAAGATGACATTGGTACTGCAACGTCAATAATAATTCGAAGTGGTATGATTGTTCGTAATGATGTTGGTAATTTTGTATCACAAATGAATAGCGTAACAAATGGACTTACAAGTGTATCGAATCCAGATGGTAAAGGTATTTATGTTTCTAGTAGAATTTCTTCAACATCTGGGAAATTATTCAAAAATAAAAAAGAAGTTGCATCTAATATAAATGCAAATAATGGTACATTAGGAAATTCAAATCATTATATAGGTTGTAGAAACGTCAGTAATGTTGCCCAAAGTTTTACACCAAGAAATACAGGATTTGTTGCACTTGGTGATGGGTTAAGTGATATTGAAGCTATTAATTTAAGTAATATAATAGAAATAACACAAGTAATTTTAAATAGAAACGTATAATATGAAAATAATTTTCCCATTAAACACGGCATTACAGAGTGGTAAATATGCAAATCTAATATTGGATTTACTAATATTTCCATCAGCACAACAGCATTACATAAATGAGAATGCTAAATCATTAGAGATTTCGGATAGAGATTTTGGTGTATGGTGTCAATTCAATGCAACAACACCGATTACAAAAATTAAAGAAATTGCTGATGATATTATATCAGCAAATCAAACATATGGATTTACAACACCAGATATATTAGAAATACCATTATGGATAAAAGGTGATATTGGAATATTGGATAGTGAATATATAACTGGAACAACGTATAGACAATTACATGAATCTGATTATCCAAATGCGCCATTTGCTACCAATGGAAGTGAATGTATAATTAGAATTCCTAATTGGGAGAATTGTGATATGGATTTCTTTTTGGAATTATATAATAAGCAAGGTGGATTATACAATATGTCTTTATTAACAGTAACACAAATGCAAACATTAACAACAAGTTGGATATAAATTATAAAAAAATGAAAAATAAAACAACAAAAACACAAGAAGATAAACTATTACATTATTTTGATGAGGAAAAGAACAAAAGAATGTTCTCTTACGATAAGGATGAATATTTTATTATTGATGGTGTAAAATATCTAGTTCCATCTCATTTAAATAATGAACGTTTCTATTTCGATGGGGCAACTGTACCAAGAATATTTTGGTGGATATTTCCACCTACAGGTAAAGCATTTAAGGCAGCATCATTGCATGATGTATTTTATGTTAGTGGATTTATAGATCAAATAACAAAAGGTAAGGTGACTAGAAGATTTGCTGATAAACTGTTTTTAAAACATATGTTACAAGATAAAGTTCCAGCAATTCAATCCCATACTTTTTATATTATGGTTAGAGCATTTGGTGGCATCAAATTTTGGTTAGATGAGAGAAAAAGAAATAAATCCAAATAACTATTTATATATAAATATCATATTTCGTGAGCAACTTTACCACAAGGCCAAATTTAGACAATAGAGACTTCACACAAACCAGTGGATCAACATTAAATTTATATGGTAACATCATTTTTGATAAATCTATCATATTAAATGGTGTTAATATAAATGCATCGACTGGTTCATCACTATTTGGATATGTTTTAACACATACAGCTAATGGTATTGAATTAAAAGCACCATCTGGATTCACATCGGGTGGTGGAAGCGGTGGTGTTGGTGATATAACTGGTGCTACGAATATTGGTGGTGGTGTTGGAGTATTTGCACAAAAGAATAATAAAGATTTTGAATTTAAATCATTTATTCCATTAAGTGCCATGACAATATCTGGCAATTCAGATCTAATATACTTTGGAGTAAATATTGATGAAACTAGAACACAAAACAGAAATACAGTTCCCAATAGTAAATTATTGGATGATCAATTAATAATTATTAATACTGGTGCAACATTTAATAGATCATATCAATTACCAGTTGCATTAATTAGTGGAATATCCAGCACATATATAATAGATTTATCACAGGGTGAATTACATACATTGTTATTGTCAGGAAATACTACATTAAATTATACTGGTCATACGATTGGTAAGACATATACGTTAATAATAAAAAAAGAAACAACAAATAAAACATTATCATTTACAACTGGTAGATATATGTTTCCGTTTGGAACAGAACCAGTTACAACCGATCCAACAGCGAATGGTAGTTCACCAGCAAAGAGTGATGATATATTAACATTATTATGTGTTGAATCAGCAAGAATGGCAGTTGTTTCAACACCAAATCTAATAAACAATTAATAAAATGTTATTTGGATTTAGAGGACATTGGAATGGGGTTATAGATACCACCGCAAATGGTGAGGTGAGTGTTGGATTGATACAAATGAGAGTTTCAATAGCATCACCTGATATATTTAGTGGTGTGGTTGATATTGTTCCATTTTATTATGAAGCAGATGTTAATAGTGGTGGAACACCATTGAATATTTCATTAAATGGTACATTTGTATCAGCAGCAACCACAACAAATAGAAGTGGATTTATTAGAGAAGGAACATATTCTTTACCAACTGATGGATATGGTGCAGCAACTCTTAGTGGCAGTAGAACGTTCGGATCACAATACGTAGAACCAATTTCACCATTAACTAGAAGAAATAGATTTAATATATCTAGACCTGATTTGATTGAAGCAATAGATATTACAACATTATCAAATAATGGTGGTAAATCAAATACATCAAATCAACAGAGGAATATTAATTTTGACGATTATTCTAGATTTACGAATCTAAAATATATATCATTTAATGAAGGATATATTTCAGGAATGACTGGTAATTTACCAAATAGTTTAGAATATTTAAGAATTGGTGAACAACCAGTATTAAGAAATATTCCTAAAATTAATAATGGATTAAAACATTTTATTCTAAATGAAACAGCAATCCCAACATCAGCAATAACATACACACTATCAGGTGTTTCAACATTAGAAACATTAAATTTTATAAATTTTTCGCCATATCCAAGTGTTAATGCTAATATACAACAATTATCTAATAATCTTGATTTAATAACTAATACATCGTTAAAAAATTTATATATAATTAATAAATCAAGTGGTGATATTTTTTTACACAATAATCATAATCAATGGGTTGATTTTTATGTGAGAAATTCAATGTACACCAATATTGGATATATAAATAGTTTATTTACAGGTTCAACCGTTAGAGATTTATTTATTGATGGAAATGGTTTATCATGGAATAGAAATATCGATAGTGATGATATAAATAATAATATGAGATATTGTTATTTATATAGTACCAATATTAGTGGTAATTGTATTATTACAGATAATAAACCCAATCTAATCGATTTTAGATTAGGTAATAATACATTAAGAAGTGGTGTACAACTAAATTCACATCCAATAGTAAATATTAGTGGTTTAACTGCTTGTGAAACGATTGATTTGAGTGGATGTAATGTTGAAGAATTAGAGCTACCTGTTAATACTGTTTGTACTTCTTTAATTTTGCTTGATAATAGGTTAGATATCGGTATTAATCCAAATTTAGTGGCTAAGATTAATGCGATGACCGCATTGGTTACATTGCAATTATCGAACAGCACCAATTTTTCTGGAGGCGCAGCAACGGGGCAGAATTCTACAAATGGATTGGGCGCAAACCCCGATTTATCAAGTCTTGTAAATGCAACCACTATTTTTATAGGCTCTTGTAAAATTACAGGAATATTAACTCTTCCAAATGTTAATAAATTAACTCAATTAACAGTTAGCGAAAATACAGGACTGACAAGTATCGCTAATATTGCACCCCATGTTTCTTTGCTTTTATTTAGAGCAATAAACTGCCCTGCATTAGTCATTGCAAATCTTGCAACGTTTCCTGTGGCTACAACATTTCAAGCAGGAAAATGCACATTTACGTTATCTGATTACTCAACAAGGACTTCTGCAACAGAAATTAACCTTGATTTAAGAGAATGTGTATTTTCTAGTGGAGACTTTATATTTCCTTCTGTTGCTGGAAGGTTTCAAATACCGAACAATGGAAATCTATTAATAACAGATTCGCCCACATTAACCGCTTTGACGAATTCTGAATTTATAACAGTTCAATCTTTAACTAATTCAACAACATTTAATGTGTCTAATTGTGCTATAAATCAAATCATACCTTTTGGTCAAAATTCATTCCTGCCGAGAACAATGTTAGTACAAGGAAATGGAATGAATGTTACAAATGTTGACGGCACAATAGATTCAATTTATCAAAATAGTGCAAAATGGGATAGAACAGTTGTTCACATATTAAACATCGCTGGCACAAACGCCACACCAAGTGGTTCATATGCTGCACCATCTGGTTATATACAAGCTGATGGCGTTACAAATGGTAATGATGGATCACCAGTAAGTGCCAAAGAACAAATGTATGTTTTAGTAAATCAAAACGTAGATTTAACAACAACAAAGAAATATAATTGGACGATAACAACAAGTTAATATGCAATATGCTTTTTTTCATAAGGATAAAATATTAGTAGATGTATATGAATATACTGGTGGAACAATATATACGGCAAATAGTTTATATATCGGCACTATTCAAGAAGCTATTAAAATATTTAAATTACAAAAGATAGATTATTCCTTATTAACGGAATTAAATCTAATCTAATAATCTATTTATAATAAAGAATTAAATGAAAAAATTTTTCATAAAAAAAGATTCAACATTTCCATCATTGGAAATACCATTAACTGATATATCTGAAAGATTTGATATAACTGATGATATGTGGGAGAATTGTGCTGTTACATTTTCAATGTATGATACTGAAAAGAAAGTATATAGAATAGCAAATAAAGAAGGTCAATTAATAGTTAGAGATAGAATACAACAAATTATAAAACCATATAATTATTTTGTTGGATATACGTTTGAAACAAAAGATACAAAATATTCTGGAATATATCATGG